TATTGTGTTTGGCTGATACAGTACAGAATGATTGGAAGAAACAATATGGAGACACTCTTGTTGGCGTTACTACAACGTCACTCTATGGAAAAACCAAAGCAGGTGGCCTATCACAATACGATGGCCTCACACATTGGAACGCTATGGGTTTCTCTTCAGGATCAGTTGCATTTGAACCTAAACGTTCTACTGCTAACATGGTGTATAATTGGATTAAAGAAAACCACACAAGAAAATACTTTGAGTGGTGGGAAGCCAAGAACACACAAGGCCTTCCATTGAAACGTGACCATAAAAACAGGTCATTGAACTTTGCCTATCCTAAACTTGGTATTCCCAAAGAACTTATCCGTACTGCTCACCAACGTGGAATCTATTTTTCTCCTTTGTATAACAATACTAATGAGTATCTCCGTAAGGAAATTGGTGAAGATGCTTTGGTAAAATCCTTTGATACAAGTGAAGAAGCATTGACAACAATTTGGAAGACCAAATATGCCAAAGGCCGAATCAGGCAATTACAAAAGAAAAACATGGTATCATATGATACCTTATTCTATGATTCATTGATATATTTGACTTGGGAAGAAACCAAGGCCAAATATTTGCCACAAGTTGGCAGATAATCAAGTATACCACAATTATGCTTGACAACTCGCATACATAAGTGTATGATGGTGATTCTAGTGACGCAAAACTAGGAATTTTTTTATTTTAATTGGAGTTATATTATGAGCAAACTATCCGCAAAAACACGTATGTTGAACACTTTGAAAAAATCAGAGGGTTACAACACTTTTACTACCAAGCAAGCACAACACCGCTTTGGTATTACTAATGTTTCTGCTCGCATTGACGAACTTCGCCAAGAAGGTCATTGCATCTATACAAACACTCGTAACCTAGAAGATGGTCGTAAGATTACTTACTACCGTTTAGGCACACCTACTAAAGCCTTGGTTCAGGCTGCTTTGAGAACTGGCTACTCACTAACTGCTTAATCGCAGTCTTGGGGTCCACCATCTAATGGTGGTCCCCTTTTTTTATTTTATCTTGGAGTCTAGATGGAAATTTCAATCAAAACGGAAGAACTAAGAAAGTATAGTATCTTCGTTGCCACACCAATGTATGGTGGGCAAAATCATGGTCTATACATGAAAGCATGTTTGGACTTACAAGGTCTTTGTATGCAATATGGCATTCAAATCAAATTCTCATTCCTATTCAATGAGTCCCTAATTACTCGTGCAAGAAATTATCTTGTTGACGAATTCATCCATCGTTCCGAATGTACACACTTGTTGTTCATTGACTCGGACATCAACTTTAATCCACAAGATGTTGTGGCCATGTTGGCGTTGGACAAAGATGTTATTGGTGGTCCTTATCCTAAGAAAGCCATCAAATGGCGTGCAGTAAAAGGCGCAATTGCCAAGAATCCTGATATCGAACCCCAATTACTTGAGAAAGTAGCTGGTGACTTTGTGTTTAATCCTGTTAAAGGTACATCACAATTCAACGTTACAGAACCATTGGATGTACTAGAGATTGGTACAGGTTTCATGATGGTCAAACGTGAAGTGTTTGCTAAGATGACTGAAGAATATCCAACTATTCGTTACAAACCAGACCACGTTGGCCAAGCCAACTTTGATGGTTCACGTTACATTCATGCCTTCTTTGATACAGTTATTGACAGCAAAGATTCTATCACAGGTGGTGGTTCTGACCGTTACTTGTCAGAAGACTATATGTTCTGTCAAATGTGGCGTAAAATGGGCGGACAAATCTTCTTGTGTCCTTGGATGAGAACTGCACACATTGGTACATATCACTTCCACGGAGATATGCCAGCAGTTGCCAATTACGTTGGAGAAATGTGATGGAAAAAGGTCGTAAGTTTGACGGTGGTAAGTTAGAATACGGCCTTTTACCTCCTTTGGCGCTAAAGGCAACAGTAGATGTGTTGACCTTTGGTGCTCAGAAGTATGAGAGAGATAATTGGCAAAAAGTGCCAGATTCTAAGCGTAGATACTTTGATGCCTTACAGAGGCATATTTGGGCTTGGAAAGAAGGCGAACAAATTGATGCAGAATCTGGTAAACATCACTTGGCACATGCTATGTGTTGCTTGATGTTTCTGTATGAACATGATATAATGTATTCTTTAAATGATGGAGATGTGAAATGAAACTTTCAAACGAAACACTAAGTGTGTTAAAAAACTTTTCTGGAATCAATCAAGGTATTGAATTCAAAAAAGGTAACAAATTGTCTACTGTGTCCTCAGGTAAAACTGTACTTGCACAGGCCACAATCAAAGATGATATTCCACAGGATTTCTGTGTGTATGATTTGAATCAATTCTTATCCGTACATTCTATGTTTAAGAATGGCGTTGAATTGGAATTTGATGAATCGAATGTTATCTTCAAAGGCGACCGTAGTAAGATTAAATATCGTATGACTGCCAAGAATATGATTGTTACTCCTCCAGATAAGACAATTAGTTTGAATCATGCAGATTGTGAATTTACATTGACAGACTTGGATCTTGCGGAAATTATGAGAGCTGCAAGTGTATTGTCATCACCTCACGTTGCTGTTGAGTCTGATGGTGAAACAATTAATATTGTTACATTTGATGCTAATGATGACGCACAACACACCAATTCAATTCATGTTAGTGGTGTGGCAAATGGTAAACAATATCGTGTTGTATTTAAGACAGAAAATCTAAAGTTGATTCCTGGTTCATATAACGTTCAAATCTCATTCAAAGGCCTTGGACATTTTAAGCACACAACAGAAGACATTCAATATTGGATTGCCTTTGAGTCGAAAGAAAGTAAGGTGTAATATGGTAGATAAGGTAACAACATTGTTTGGTGACTTCGATGAAAAGCAATTGAGGTCACTCAAAGGTTACGTTGATGAATTGGTTGTTGCTATGACTAATCAAAAGTCTACAGCACAATCGATGGCTGATATCATTGCTCTTGCAAATGATGAGTTGAAGATACCAAAGAAGATTATTCGTAAAATGGCTAAAATTCAGTACAACCAATCACTTCCAGAAGAAGTTGCTGAATTCAAAGAACTAGAGGCACTTATAGAAGGGATTAAAGATGTTAGGTAAATTTTTTAATATGTTCAAACTTAAACCAAAGCATGTTGAACAACCAAAACCAGTAGACGTTGAGAAAGAAGAGAAGGCTGAAGTTGTACATCAAGCAATGACAGCACCATATGTCTGTGAACCTGCTAAACCTATTGTTACTATTGAATCAATGGATGAACCTAAATTTGTACATGCAAAAGTAGAAACAAAAGTTGAAGAAGTGGCACCGGTACAAGAACAAAAACCTAAACCTAAACGTAAACCTGCTACTAAGAAGCCTCCTACAAGGAAGGCATCCAAATCTACAAAGTGATTGACATTTTGTATTGAGTGTGTTACAATGAATTTTTATTATATTATGAGGTCTTTGAATGAACGAACACATTTTGTGGGTGGAGAAGTATCGTCCTAAAACAATCGAGGATTGTATACTTCCTGAATCTTTGAAAGCAACTTTCCAAGAGTATGTAAATCGCAAGGAGATTCCCAATCTCCTACTTTCTGGTTCTGCTGGCGTTGGCAAAACCACAGTTGCAAAGGCTCTTTGTGAAGAAGTTGGATGTGACTATATTGTAATCAATGGTTCTGATGACTCAGGCATTGATGTCCTTAGAAATAAGATTAAGAACTATGCATCATCCGTCTCTTTGATGGGTGGTCGCAAAGTTGTTATCATTGATGAGGCAGACTATCTAAATCCTAATTCAACACAGCCTGCGTTTCGTGGAGTGATTGAGGAGTATGCATCTAATTGTTCCTTTATCTTCACATGTAATTTTAAAAACAGAATCATGGATGCAATCCATTCACGTTGCACCTGTATTGATTTCAAACTCAATGGTTCTAAGGCCAAGATGGCATCGGCCTTCTTTAAACGTGTTGAAAATATTTTGGAAATAGAAGGTGTAAAATATGATAAACCAGTGGTTGCGGAAATCATTACTAAGCATTTCCCTGATAATCGCCGTATTCTTAATGAGCTTCAGCGGTATAGTGTTGGTGGCACAATTGATAAAGGTCTTCTCGCATCAGTTTCCGATGTGCAGTTGACTGAGTTAATTAACTCACTAAAGGTCAAAGACTTTGCTGGTGCTCGTAAATGGGTCACCAATAATCTGGATAATGATCCAACTAAAATTTATCGTAAGTTGTATGACGGTCTCTATGAACTACTTAAGCCTAATTCTGTCCCTCAATTGGTATTACATTTGGCTAAGTATCAATACCAATCTGCGTTTGTTGCTGACCATGAAATCAACATGATTGCCTGTTTGACAGAAGTGATGGTAGATTGTGAATTTAAATAAAAAAAGGAGTTATATTATGCGTAAGATGAGAAGTTATCCATTAAAAAAGAACATTAATTTAGAAAAATCAAAAATGTCTATTGAAGACTTTTTTGAACTTCGTGCAGTTCCAATGCAGAGAAATACAGAAGCTCATGCACAAAACAAAAAAGTTAAAGAATCTTTATCTATATTAAAACCAGAACATTTAGATATTGCTCTGGCCAAATTGACAAAAGATATTCATCACGGAGATGTATTTTATCGTAAAGATTCTATTATGATTCTAAACGGAAATACAAGGAAGTATTTTTGGGAAAATGGATTATCGGATTTTATTCCACAATATGTTGATATAACATATTATCCAATAGAAACAATAGAAGAAATGAAAGAAACTTATAATAGTTTTGATAGTACTGTTGCATTGGAAACGAATGGTCATAAGATTTGGGGTTTGTTAAAGTCTGACCATAATTTTACGCCTAAATCAAATAAGATATCGAGTGGTAAATTTACTTCTGCTTTGCATTTTTCTAATCACGCTTTGGATCCTGTAACTTATAATGAGCCAACAGTCAACATGGAAAAAATCCAAGATGAACTTGCCATGTTCATCAATGAGATTAAAGTTATGGATGAAATTTGTGATAACAATAAAACAACCAGAAAGATTATTTGGGATCAACCTTTATTAGCTGCCTCATTTTTAGCACTAAAACATTATGGTACAAATAACACAAAGTTACTAAAATGTTTGAATGACATTAATGACCAAAAAATGATTACAACGTCCGTTTATCAAGATGGTGTGACTCATATTGTTTATGAATGGTTGATGAAACTAAAATTCAAACAAAGAACAACTTCTTGGGATAAAGACTGCGGATTTTCAAAAACAGTTCCTTTTGTTTTATTTTGGATTGACAAATACATGAATGATATTACACAAAAACAAATTGGTGGCGGATGGGATAATATACTAATTGATTGGTTTGGTCCTAATTCAAAAGCTATTAAAGCTAATACGATTATGGCCAATGCATTTGATGTTGCTGCGTTTGATGTAATCTGATGGTTGATTTATTCAAAGAAATTATTCCATCTATTCTTCAAACTAAGAAGAATGTCTTTGACGGTGACTATAAAGACTACAAGGCCTTTATGGTCAACCGTGCTCTATCCTATCACATGGATTGTATTCTATATGCCAATGAGATGAATATGCATCCTGGCAT